ATGAACGCCTACCGAATCACCGACAACACCGGCACCGAATTCCTCGTCATGGCCCACACCACCACCACCGCCCACACCACAGGAACCGAAATCCTCGCAGACTTCACCACCAACTACGGTGAACGCAAAGTCGCCACCGTCTCCCCCATCTAGCCGGGAGGCCCCTCCGGGGGCCACCCCGCTCGCCCGAAAGGCCCACCGTGACCGCCCGCTACATGTCCATCAAAGACATCGCCGAACACGTCGGCCTCACCGTCAACGCGGTCAAGGCACACCACCTGCGCGGGAACCTCCCTGAGCCCGCAGTGCAGATCGGCCTCACTCAAAGCGTCGGATTCGGATGGTCAGTTGAAGCGATCGACGCATGGAACGCTGTGCGACCCCGACGCTCCTGAAACGACAAAAGACGCCCCACCCTCGCAATGAGGATGGGGCGTCAGTCGTTTGCTACTCCGCAGATCCCGCGGGTGTTTCCGGTTGCTTCATGATGATCAACTCTGCGTCCGGTGCATCTTTCCAGCGGTACGCCCAGCGGCCGTCAGCGAGTTTCACGGTGCCGGGTTGGCCGGTGTCGGGGTCAGGTTCGAAAGCCATGCCCCGATTGTCTCACCACGTGAAGTTCAGATATGTGCCAGACGCCTCCACCGTGGAGGCCCTGCCGCGGCTAGCCCACAAAGAGAGCACATCCCCGGCAGAGACGGACACGTTCGACGCGGATACCGTTTGAACGCGGTTCGAACCTGTCGCTCCGCCGGTGGCCAGTACTGTTCCCGACTGGTTGCGGATCTCCAGGACATTCGCCGTGAACGACTGGCCCGCCTCGGTGTACGTGATTTGCGCGGCGACATTAACCAACCTTGTGCCCGTAACGGCAAGCCCGTCACCGGAGACTGTGGATCCTGGATAGGCGGAATCTGCAAGCCAGCCCGTGATTTTACTCCGAGTAGAGCTGTTGGGCGTGGACTGCGTGCCACTCTTCACCATGCCTGACGGCGCGAAGTTAATCGCCTGAATCACAGGGTTCTTCGCGGCCATCGTGACAGCGACAGACGGAACTGCCACGGTCGAAGAAGCGGTCACAACGGGAGCCTTCGCAGACACGCCTACCGTGACAACCGGAACACTCACCGACGAGGACGCGGTAACAACAGGCGCCTTCGCCGAAATAGTCATCTCGGCTACACCCACCGCGACCACTGCTGAACCTGTCGCAGTAACCACAGGTGCAGGTGCCGACATCGTCACAGCAACGACAGGGATCGCCGCTTCGAAGTGAGCGGCAACAGTGGGCGCGGGTGCCGCCATCGTGACCGCAGCCGCGGGCACAGCGACAGTCGAATCAGCGCCGACCGCACCGACCGCAGGCAATGCCTGCATCGCGATCGTCACAACCTCCACCGACACATTCGCGTCAGCATGAACAACCGGCGCAGGAACAACCAACGTCATTGCCGCAGCAGGAATCGCTACCAACGCCGTTGCCGTCACACTCGGCGCACCAGCAGATATCGCCATCGCAGCAACACCAACAGCCACCGAGGACGACGCCGACACCTCAGGCGCCGGCGCCGACATCACAACACCAATCCGAGGAACCGACACAAACGCCGATTTCGAACCGTCCCACACCAACCTGTCACCCAGATAGGCGCGGATCACAGGCTTCCCATCGAGGTACATCCCCGTGACAGCACGACCTCTGTTGTACAAGCCCATGGCAGCCGCCCCTATGCAGTGGTGGAAGTGATGATTCCCGCGGTGTCCCAGGTGATCGTGAACTTGCCTGCCGTGGTCGACACATCGCCACCGAGGTCGGCATAAGCGATCAGCGGGCGGGTCGCATCCGTTCCTGGAGTCGCGTCGTAGATCACCGCATATCGGGCGGTGATCGTAGAACCGGACCATTCCAGGTCAGGGCCGTCGAGCACCAGCGTGTTCGTGCCTGCCGTGTAGTTCACGGTCGGGGTCTCCAACGTCAACCCACCTGCCGTGTACCCGGTGCCCGTCACCTCATTCGTGACAGACGACTTGTACTGGTGCACATCCTGATCCGGCGTGTACGCGCTCGTGCACAACATCACCTTGATCGTGTGCGAAGTCCAGTTGATTTCACCGTTGAAAGCGGACTTCATTGCTGGTCCGTACAGCTTGGCGGTTGCGGCCATGAGGGGTCTCCTAGGACTCGAATGTCAGGTAGAGGGTTGCGGGGTCTTTTTCGGGGATCGCCGCGTATTCGGCGATGGTGAGGTCTTCGGCGCGCTGAATGCTGCCGCCGTTGCGGATGAACCCCAACGCGCCCGGTTCGGGCGGTGGGGCGCCAGCGTCGATCAACGGCCACAAACGGAAAGTCCCCGACTCAGCGGGGACTTCAATGGGGTAAAGCTCATGTGTTGGATTGGATCTCGACCAGCGGATCCCCACCCAATACGGGCCAGGATCCAACACCGGACTAGTGAACAGTCCAGTCGTTGCATTCACAGGGACGGTGGTTCGTGCGGGTCCGAGGATCGCATCATGCGCCACCGAATCTCGGATGTCGCGAACAGTGAACACAATCTCCGCACCAACACCCAACTTCGCACCATCAGTCAACTTGTCAGAAATAACAGGCATCGCTTCTCCTCATCATGCGATCGGCGGAGTGCCGGGATCGACAGTGCCCGGGTTCTGCACCTCGGACGAATGCTTGAGCACACTCAAACCGGACCACTGCGAACCGCCGTAAAACCAGCGCCAACGACCCGTAAACAAATCCACCCGAACCGTGTAACCAGCCCCCGGCGTCGTGAAAAACACGTTGTTCGACAACGTGATCTCACCATCACCACCATTGTTCGAGATCGCAGACTGATCCATCGAACGCCGGTAATACTCCGTACCATCCGGGGCCTTCACAACGATGTCCATGTACACCTTCGCGGAACCAGTGAAACCAGTACCGCGGGAACGGGTCTGCGCGAGAACCTGCCACAAACCCTTCGAGTCCAGGCGTTGAACTTTCTTGTTCGCCAGCGCCGGATCCGACACCAACGTCACACCGACACTCGGGCCGACCTGCCGATCAAACGACATCGTCCGCATACCCGGATCATCCTGATCGAACGTGATGAACAAGTTCTGGGACGCAACCCAGGAGCCGTAACCGATGATGCCCTCGAGCACCTGTGCGCGGTCCTGCAAGTCCACGATCTTCGCGGCGTCAGCCATCGACTTATCGCTGATCGACTTCAGCGGTCCAGGACCGAAACCGCCACCACCGAGGAACGCATTCGCGAGGTCGCCGAGCATCTGACCGATGTTCGCGAACCCCGCAAAAATATTGCTGAACCAGTTGTTTTTGAACGTCCCCCAAATGTCCTGGTTCTTGGGTTGACCAGCAGGTAGCTTCTCCATCAGCGCTCACCCCACTTCGATCGACATCGACGCTCACGCCTCTGCACACGCACCAACACAACCGTCAACACCAACACCGAAACCGCACAACCCGCATACAAAACAATGCGAATCACATCCCGCCCCGGATACAACGAATTCGACATCGCCGACGCAGCCACCTGAATCAACACCAGACACGTCAACACCTTCTCGGGCAACAACACCCGACCAACCTCATTCGCCCACCACTTCGACCGAAACGCATAGATCAGAGTGAACGTGCACCACACCAACGTGAGGAACACCAACAGCCAGTTACCGACTTCTCTGAGCATCATCGCCCTTCCATACTCAGCCGGAACAACTCACCAAAGTGGTTGCGCACCATCTGATCTTGAACACGCTGCCCGCGACGCTCGTGGTCCGGGCGGGCGCGACGAGACGCCGCCAACCGCTTATCCACTTCTTCGTCCAGCAACCGTGCCTCGGTGACTGTTTCGTTCTCGGCGTGTTGACGCCGACGCCACCTCACGGCGCCCCCTGGGCTGACTCTTTCCGCCACTCCTCAAGTAGCCGCGCCGACAGATCGGACGTGGCCGATAGCTTCGCGATGGTCTTGGCGTCCTCACCGTTCAGCGTCAACGCCTTGTCCAACGCTGAACGGAGGTACGTGTTCGCCTCGCGCTCAGCATCCAGTTGCTCGCGATGCTGAGTGCCAGGGACGAGGACACCTCTCGCGATCATGAGGAAGACACCGACAACGAACCCGACGACGACACCACCCTCAATGGGGAGCGCGGAAAAGAACTCCCCCATCACCCTTGCTTAGGTGCGGTTGCGAGCGCGGGCAGGTACTGCTTCAACAGTGCGTCGACAGTCGGGTTCGCGAGGATCTTCGTCACGCCGGCAATGATCGGAACCGCCGACGCCAACGCCGTCGACTGCGTCGCCGTCGACGCATCCGTCAACGCCGCCAACACCGCCGGCAGAATCGCAATCAGAAACGCCACCACCGTACGAGCAACAGCCCGCCACGGATACAGGGACTGCGTCGCCTCATCAGGCCTCGAATGCTCCCCCATCACTTACCCTCCAGCTTCGACAAACGTGCCTGGATGTCGGCGAGCGCATCGACCACCGTCTTGTTGCCCAACTGCGGCCAGCCCTTGAACTGGCCCGCGTCGCGCTGCTTCATGCCACACAACTGCTCGCGGATGTCCTTCACATCGGACACAACAGCATCCATGTACGTCTTGAAAGTAGCGAAATCCATGTCACCCTCCTCGGGCTTCGTTGGGGTAGTCGGTGTTCCGTAAATCCCGAGATGGCCGGCGCGGAGCTTCGCAGCGAACGCCTCATTGCGTGCATCACCCTCACGGAACGCCATCTGGTAATGCATCTCGTCGGCGCGAGACCAGTCCGCACCCCAGAAGACGGTGCCCTCGAACAGTCGAAGTCCCTCGCGGATCTTCGAAATCCGAGCAGCTGGCATCACACGCTGACCCCACGGATACTTCGGGGCATTCACATCGACTGCGGTTCCGGACAGGTGGTTCGAGTTCGCAACGTCGTTGGTGTTCGACCAACCCCACACTGGGGATCCGATCTCTTCGACGTTGCGGTCGTACCAGAACAGCCATGCGCCGAGGATCGTCAGCGTTGGGCCCTTGCGGAGCGGCGCTGTGTCGACGAGGAACAGGTCTTTGATGCGGGGGATGTCGCACTCGTCGCGGTTGCACATGCGCCAACCGTTCTCGGAGTGGGTGTTCCCGTACGCGGTACGGAATGTCATGTTTTCTCCTAAGAAACGCTGTTTGCGATTGCGCGGATACTGCCGAATATGGTGCGCACGCGGGCCATTGCGCGCTCCCACCCCTGCTTGACCGTCGCCGCGTCACCAAATGTTGTGACCGTGCGCATCCGACCGTCCTGCTGCTCGGTGATCTTCACGTTCGACACATGCTTTTCGATCACCACACCGTCATCCCAGACAGTCATGATGTCGCCGCACCGGTAGCGGCGCTCGAACGAAACCTCGACACCATCGATAACTTCGGTGTCGGCGCCGAACGTGTACCCACGCCCATCCGCACCACCTGAAATGACCGTGAGTTCGATTGCCTCAGAACCGGAATGCGCCTTCAATGTCGCTTTGCCGTTCTCCCACGAGTCGAGCGACCATGCTGCCGTGTTGTCGCCGAACGCCTCGCCCCTACCCAGTGGCCCAAGTTCTGCTTCCAACTCGGGATCCCAGAACTGTTGGAACGCGAAAAAGATGTCATCGAACAGGTCGCCGATGATGTTGCCCAGACCGAGCCCTGGGAGGATCGCATTCAGGATCAATTGCAGGGCGAAGTTGGCGCTCCACTCGATCACTTGGTTCATGATCTCGGGGGCCTTGCCGCCGATCGCGACACGAGCCGCTTCAGCGGTCTTCTCGGATCGCCGAATATATGCGACCTGATCACTGTCCGTGCGCCACTGGTATTGGCGTCGGTCCCGCTTAGCGTGCGTGTTGAACACGAAGCCGGGGTTCTGCAACTTCCCCCACTCGGAGGGATTGGTGAGCCCGAGAACATTGCCGGGGTTGGTGAAGTTCAAAAAGTTGTCCGACGTGAAGTCGAAGACGGACTGCAACTGTGCGATCGTGTGCGTGTTGAAGACGTGCGGTGATGGCTTCCCATCGACCGGCGTCCACAAGTCCATCGACAAACCGATCTCGTACGTTTCGACGGTCTGCCTGAACAGTTCATCCAACTGCGTGAACCTCGCCGACAGGACCACCATTTCATCGGGTGACTCGTGCACGATGTTGAGCAGGTCATCCAGCGTGTCGATATCGTCGAGGTCCGGCAGTTCCGGTGTCGTTTTGCGGATTGGGAGGGCCGCCACGACAGGAGAATTCAGCCGTGTCATCACCTTCGACACATACTTCTTGAGCACCTGATCCGGTGGTCCCCAGTCGATGTCCTGTTTGCCGGTGAGGTTCAGCTGAAACCCGGGAGGGGTCACATTGTTCACCCACGCCAATGCCCGAATCAGCTTGTACAGATTCGACATGCAGATCAGCTTGATCGTCAACCGGCCAGGCGGGCCCTCGACCTGCGCCTCAAACACGCGCCCCTCCCACGGAATGCCGTTGTAGGAGGTGCGAATGTGGATGACCTTGCGCCGAGGATGCGACAAGTACGATGCCATCGGATGATCCCCACGAATGAGGATCTCCGCATAAGTGGGCACCGACCAATCCCACTCGAACGAAGTGCCGGCCATGTACGAGCCGAGTGGCCGCCACGACATGGCATCCGGGGATCCGACCTCGATCCGGAAACCCTGTACGTCGGTGGTGTTGGGGCGGGCGTATCCGGGGAGGCCGACTGTCATTTAGTAGCCCTCCCAGAACAGTTGAGGCAACGTCATCTTCACGCTTGTGGCGCTGGTGGTGCCGGTACCTTGGATGGTTATCGGGACTGACAGGACACCCTTCGGGATCTGCTTGTACCAAGCGCGACCGATCCACGATCGATCCGTGCCGGCGCCATCCTTGATAGAAAACCAGTCCGGATCGGTTTCGATGGTCCACACATCACCGGCCGCGATGGTCGGCAATGAGACGAGTTCGCCTTGCCACCCGATCTTCGGCAGCGTGATCGGTCCGGTGATGACGATGTGCGGCCACACAGGTTCATCCGATTCAGATTCGATCGCGGCGGTTGCGAAGTCCGCGGCCTTGAATGTCTTGACCACAGGGTCTTTCCGCCACCACGTCTCATCTGAGCGCAGCACCGCAGGATCGTTGAGGAGAACCCCAACATCCTTGAGCATGGTCAGGTCGAGCGGCTCAAACTTCGACGCCAATCGGACAGCCTGAAACTTGTCTTCACCGGTTTCGGTGATCGCATGGAACGTGTGGATCTCTTTGCCCCTGCCGAGCGAGTGCCGCCACAACTTCGCCAGCGCCAACGCATCGGCCTTCGGAACCGGACCCACTTTGCAGTCCAACCCGATCACGTTCGGCATGTCGTTGCGGCCCACCCAGTACACGCCAGGCTGACCAACATTCTGCTGATCGTCGTGCGTGAACTCGGCGCCTTCCGTGCCGGTCGGATCCGACCGCAACGAGATGGGACAGTCCGGATCGTTGAAATCCCAGACTGTCCCATCCGCGCATTCGAGGACGTACCTGCGCATTTACATGCCGCCCTTCATGATTGCGATGTTCGCCATGCCTGTGCCGTTGTCGACATTGACAGTGGCGTAGATCGGTTCCTTGTTCTTGACGGCTTCCAAGATGGCTTCGAGGACAGGCTGAATTTCCTTGGTCGCGTTCTCGAACCCTTTCTCCAGCTGGGAGCTGCTGTTGCTGCCAGTGTCGAATTGGCCGGTGAAGTTTCCGTCCGCATCGAAGCCCGACGCGAGCGCGAAAGCGCCACCGACACCGAACGCCAGAGCCGAGGACATTGCTGCCCTGCGACCGTTAGCCGTCGTCGGCACCTTCAACCCCGGCTTCTCCCCCACATAACCACCGAAGCCCGTGAGTCCACCGTCAGCCATCGGCACCAACTCGTACCCGAACCGGCGAGCAGTCTCACGGGTGATTGCGACTGAACGGTTCCGCTTCGACGGGGCGTGCGGAATGTAGGACTCTCCGCCTGTTCCCTTCTCCGCGAACCGAATCAAATCCGCACCATCGCTGTACAGGCCGGCTTGGTCGGGGAGGTTCATGCCGCCGTTCTCGAACACCTTGAACCCGCCAGACCAGATCAGGTTCGGGTCCTTCCCAGCAGCATCCGAGGTAACACCAGCCGGTGCTGTCGACGGGGCCGACTCGGGCGCCGAATACGAAGACGACGAGGATGTTCCGGGCCAGTTGGTGACGAACACCCGCTGCCCATCCGTCGCCAACGCAGCACCACTGTCAGTAGTGCCAACAGTCATTTGACTGCCGTTGCCGCGAGCATTCGACGCAGCGATGATCTCGTCCGCCTCAGCAGCCTTCGCCGCATAATTCGAACCATCCGCAGTGCCCGACTGCTGCACCTTCTGCGCCGCCTGCGCTTCCGTCATGCTGTTGTAGTCGAAGTCGTCGAGCTTGTCGTAAAACATGCCCGCAGCCCTGGTCGGATCCTTCCGGTCCTCCAACGTGCCCCAACCACCGTTATCGCGCTGCTGCATGATGCCGGCGTTATCGCCATCCATGCCGTGATCGAGGTTCTGCAAATCGGTTTCAGCGAGGGCGGTCATGACCGCGGCCTTGATGCCCTTGTCGCTGATGCCGCGGCGCTTACCTTCCGCGATCACCTGATCGGCGATCTTCTCCCGCTCCGTCCGAGTATCCGGAGCAGCCGGAGCCGCATCCTTACCAGCACCCGACGGCGCACCCAACGGTTCCTTCGACGCCGCATGCACATGGTTCTCGTGCTGCTGCATCGTCGCCGCACCATAAAAACTTGGATCGACGATCTTCCCGTCCTTGATGTTCCGAGTGAACCGCGGATCCGAGTAAATCAACTCCGCCAACTGCGACTGGTAGTTGTCGGCGAGGTAGTTCGCCCACGCCAACTGCTCATCGGTGTTGCCGGAGCCGTTGGAGTAGTCGACTGCCTTCCCTTGTCCGTGGTAGTCGTTGGTGTCCCGGTATGACGAGGTGAGCGTCAACCCTGGTGCGTGTTGGGAGGCGATGCCGGTGAACGATTCGACGACACCACCGTCTGCCATCTTGATGGCGTCGGGTCGGATGAGGCCGAATCCGAAGCGGCGGGCCACATCCTGCAAGATCGCGACTGAGCGTTTCCGCTTCGACGGGGCCCCCGGAATATAGGCTTCCCACTGCGTTTCACCTTCCGCGTACTGCACCGGCCCGAGCGGGGACTTCGTGTAGATGCCCTGCCCGGAACCCTGCTGAATGTGCGCGGTGTCGATCATCCCGTCCGCACGCGTACGCACACTGCCATCAGCCTGCCGAAGCACAGGACCAACCGGCCCCTGCTGACCCGACGCATTGAAATCGCGCTGAGCCTGAGCCGTCCGCTGCGTGTCAACCAACACCACAAGGTTGCGAGGCTGATTGATCCACGCACGAAGCGCACGTTCGGTCTCGTCAGTCGGGGCGGTGACCTTCACGGTGCCATCAGGCAGATTCTCGACCGTGAACCCAAGAGCCTTCAGATTGTCCTGTGCGTCCTGCGTCAACGCGAAAGTGTGAACCGACTTCTCATCCGGAACATCCATGATCTTGTCTTTGAGGACATCCAGCTCGTACTTCGCCTCAGGCATGCCAGGCTGATTGATCTGAGTGTCCACGAAATCTGGGGTCAACCCGAGGGACGTTGCATACTCGTCCGCTGCTTCCTTCGTCATGCCAAGCGCAACCATCTGATCGACCAGCGCATCACGGTTCTCCGTGTACTGCCCTGACAAGGCTTCGACAGTGTTGCCGGCTTCCATGCCGGTCTTGATCTGCTCACGCAAACCTTCCGACACCTTGCGGATCGACGCGTCGAAACCTTCAGGCGCAGCCTTGTTGTCGAAGACACCGATCCAGCCGTCGAGGTCCATCTTCGATCCATCGGCAGCGATGCCGACATCGTTGATGGACTTGACAACCTTCGCCGACTCGTCGTTGAACGCCGCCGACAGTTTCATATCCCCGGCGAACTCGTTGAAACGGTTCTGAGCCGCATCGACAGCAGGCACCAACGTGTTATCCACGAAATCGGCGCCCTGATTCAGGCCATTCTTGATGCCCTCACCAGTCTTCTCGGCAGCGTCAGCCATCCCATTCAGCTTGTCCGACAGGCCACCAACACCCGCATCGAAACCAGGAATGACCAGGCTGATCACCGACGACAAGGTGTCGAGACCGCCGACCATGTCAGCGAGCGATCGAAGAATGCTGACCGACATGTCCGCGCCGGCACCCGCGAACTCAGCGAGCCCACGCATACCGTCAGCGACGAACCCGAGCACAGCCTTTGCGCCCTCGAACGCACCATTGCCGACATCGATGAAGAACTGGATCACACCGGCGCGGTTGTTTGAGATGTTGTCGGCGAAGTCCTTGATGTACGGGCCGAATGCTTGCGCGAGAGCCGCTTTCATCCCATCCGATGCCACGCTGATGGAGTTCATCGCGCCCTGCACTGACGTGCCGGCGTTGTCGCCCATCACGTTGATCGCACGCCACGCCGCACCTTCATAATCGTTCAGGGCAGCGGTTGCGGTGGACAGGTCCATTGCGTACAGCGCTTCACCTAAGTCCTCGGACTGGGTTCCGAACAGTGCGACGGCGGCGGTAGCGCGCTCAGCCGGATCCTCGATGTTGCGGAGACCTTCGAGGACGATGCCCAAACCTTCGCGGGCATCCTCACCGCCCTTGGCGATCTTCGACGTCATCTCCTCGGCGTTCTGGCCGATCGCGGCGTAGCCTTCTGCGCTCGACTTCGAACCGTCGATCGCCCGGATACTGAACTCTTTCAACGCATCCGCTGCGATGTCAGTGTCACGTGCGCCAGCCTTCAATGCCTGTGACATCAGGCCGATACCATCAGCCCCCGACAATCCGAGCTTGCGGAACTGGGTGCCGTACTCGTTGATGGTGTCCAGCCAGTCCTCACTGACGTTGAGACCCATCTGGGAGCCTTTGACGATGAGGTCGAACGCGTCCTGCGCGTCGACAGCGAACCCCGTCTTAATGGCCTGGCCGGCGGCGCGGGCGACGTTCGGTATGTCTTCGCCCATGATCGTGGCGACACCATCGAGGCTGTTGATCATCTTCTCGGCGTCACGTTGTGTTGCGGCCGGGTCGAGGAGTCCGCTTGCGAGTGCGGCCTTCGCAGTCGAAAGGTTCCCTTCGACAGATTCGCCGAACGCGTCCGCGTACGACTCACCCGCTGCCAGCCCGAACTTCCGGGCCTGCGCCTCGGTGACACCCGTCTGCGCCTGGAACAGGTCTTGATTCTGCTCCTGCTGCATGCCCTCTTGAATGGCGGCAGCGAGCGCGGCACCAGCCGTCAAACCGATGACGGCGACACCAAGCAGCGAACCAGCGATGGGACCGGTGGATGATGCGAGGTTACCGATAGTGTCGGTGAAACCGGACAGGAAGTTACCGCCGGCCTGATCGCCAGCACCAGCACCACCGTCACCAGCCTGCCGATACAGATCGTCCAGGTCACCCTGAGCGGCCTGCAAATCCTCCCGAAGCCGGTTACCCAGTTCGATGTCGTTCAGTGCGCCAGCAGCTTGCCGTGCGCCGGCACGGATTTCATCGATCCCTCGTGCAGCGTCGCGGGCCTCGTTGAGGAGTCGGTCGTTCATGACGATGTCGTCGACGGACTGGTCGGCGCGTTGCGCGTTGCGTTCCAACTCTTGGATGCGTTGCGCGGCTTGCTGCGCCTGCCGGTCCAACTGCCGGTTGATCTCTACGGCTTGTGCTGCTTCGCCTGCGCGGGCGGCGGCGCGGGTGATGTCCTGGAAGCCGTTGCTGATCCGTTGTGTGGATTGCCGTGACTGCTGCTCGGATCGTTGGGTTCCCTGGATGAAGCGGGAATCGTCCAATGTCAGTCGGGCTACCAGTTCGCCTACGTCAAGCGCCAAGGGTCAGCCCTCCAGTGTTCAGGTTTTCGGTTTGATCGTGGCGAGGAACTCGGTGGCCTGTTCGAGGTCGACGAGTTTGCCGAGTTGCGCTAGCGCCCAGTGCGCTTCGCCCATGTCGGCGGTGAAGCCGAAGTGGATGATTGCGGTGCGCCCGGCGTGGAAGATCATGGGCCAGGGCAGGTCGTCGGCGACCATCTCGTCGTAGACGCCACCCGACCATGCTTCGGTTTCCGGATCGATCTCGGCGCCGAGGATCTTCAGTGCCTCGAACACCTGCTCTACCGGCGGGACACCTTCTGCGATGACCTGCTTGCGTAGGCGTGCGGCCTCGGGCGCACCGGGTGCCGGCACGGTGTACGTCTTCCCGCGGATCGGTAACTTCAGATCCGGGTCGAAGAAAGTATCCAAATCCTTGTAGGCCATCAGACTGCTTTCGGGTGTAGGGCGTCCCAGAGGTTGGTGCCGGGGGTGGATGCGTAGTGGTCGATGCGCAGTTTCAGCCACCGCCACGTGCGCGAGTCGAGGAGACCGGATTCGATGTCGTGCCCGTTCGCATCCAAATCGAGTTCGATTGCGTGCCAGTGGTTGAGGACATCAGTCCACGGCCGATCGACAGTCTCGTCGGACGGGGTTTTGCCTGGTGTCGGGTTGTACCAGTCTCGGACGCCGGTTACTTCGTCGTACGGGCCGCCGCCAGGATCATCCGGTCCATAGGTTCCCGGGGCTGAAAGATCTTGCGGGCTAGGGTCGCCCCCACTCTCGATTGGTTCGGGGGTGGGGGCAGGGGATTTCCCGCCAGCACGCCACCCGCCGACTCCCACACCATCCGGCCAGCCTCAGGACTCAAGCCGTAGTGCGCCATGACGACGCGGCCACAGACGGCGATCTTCGGCCACGACACACCAGCCTCAGTCATCTGCGCATAGGTGTCGCCGAGAGCGAACACGATCTCTTCGCGTTCCTGCTCATCCGACAGGCGCGGCTTCTCGTTCAACAGTTGAACGAGGTGTAATCCTTGTCGGGCACTGCATGAGACCCGGAACTCGCGCCCACCGATAGGCAGGGTGAGTTCCGGGTCCATGAGTTCTGCGAGGTCACGCATTGAGTAACCTTTCACAAATTAGTTACCAGCTCAGGACTGCGAAGTTGTCTATGGTCGGCAGCGTTGCTCCGTTCGACACGACACGAACTCCAGCGCCCGTCGCTGTAGCCAACGCCGGCTCCACATGCACTGTCGGAGTAATTGCCACCACGCCATCGACGTAGGCAGTGAAGGTGTCGTCGATCGCCTCGAGCATCAGGGTTGCCCCGTCGGTCCACTTTCCATCCACTCCGATGATGCTCGACGTGGCCCCGGCGACAATCTTGTAGATCAAGATGTGCCCGAGGTTGTTGACGCGACATCCGATCAGGTTGCTGTCGTCGATGCGCCTCACGACAAGCCCCACAGCCGTGGACGTTCCTTGGGTGATCGCGGCCGACACTCGCATGTTCGGCGTCAGCGGTCGGGACAGGCGAAGCACGGCCTGGTCGGTGGCCGAAGCGTTACGTGAGAGCTTCCCTCCGATCACCTGAAAGGATGGGCTCGGCGCCCACAGTGGGCCGATGTTGGTGACTGCATCGGCCCGGGCGAAGTCGTCGCCGACCTTGATGATGGAACCGGCAGTCACCTTCGGCACGTAGCCGGGATCCACCAAGTCGGTACGCAGGAGTTGCCAGCCCTGATCTCCGATTCGGTACCCCGACGATGCCGCATTCTTGCCCGTGCTCTTGAGCCGAATCCACAGCGGGCCGTCGAACTCCGGTCCGAGTCCGAAGCTCACCGTGACCGAGTTGTTGAGCTGACGCGTGGCCGAATATAGATCGAACGTCGCGGACTTGATCGCCGAGTCGTTGACCACACCCGGAATGATGTCGACCGTCATCTGCCCCATGTCCGGACCGGTCTCCGTCAGGATCCGCAAGGAGTACATGCCGCCGGACACGCGCCGCTGAAAGCCGATCCAGTCGTCCATCTTGCCGAGTACGTTCTGGCGCACGCCGCCGCCCAGTGCGGCAGAGTCCGGGAGCACGCCCCATTGCCCCTTGCAGGCCGTACCCGTAGGACTGAGAAATGCGGTGTCCTGGAAGACCATCGCCGGCACCGCGCTTGCAGGCTGTTGGCCGTCAGTGGGGGCGACAGCTCGCTTCCAGACGCCGGAAAGTTTCTGGGTAAGTCCCGGATACAGCCGGGAGGCCATCACCCAGAATGTGCCTGTAGTCGCGGTGTTGCGGTTCTGGTTGCCGGAGTGGAACTCGTACAGCTCACCACCGGGGCCATCGCACACAACGGGGTCTACGGCCTGGTCGACCTCGCATTCGTGGGCGCGACGGATGAACGGCCTTCCGTTGTCGACGATCTCCCATGTGTCAGCGGTGATTGAGCCCTTGTTCACGGCTCGGTAGATGTCATTGGGTAGTGAGACGAGCGGTGAGGCCGCACCGTGGAAGACCGTGACCCACCTGTCTTCTTCTCGGTACACGCTCATGCCCGACACCTGCCCTACCCCGCGAGGGCGGAGTGACGTGAGAAGTACGGGGCCGGTGAAAGGGCCGATTGGAGACGGGGCAGTCATCACATAGGTCTGCCACGTCATCCCGGTGACGCCGCCGAGCGTTCCAATCCAGCGCGCCTCGGCGAACATGACGTACGTCGCGCCGTCTCGGACCACGTACGTGTTTCCCGAGGTCTTGGAGGCCAGGTTCCCGATCGGAGGCGACACCGGCTCGGCCTGCTTGGTGAGCAGCTTCCAGTCGGCTGTGGAGCCCGTGGCGACGCAGAAGTTCTCGTTCGTGACGTCGACATAGTAGAGGTAGAGATTGTCGCCCTCGACGAACAGGGAATGATGCGATCCTCCCGACAGCACAGCCGTGGGGGCGGACCAGTTCGCCGCCACCCGGGGATCGTCGGTCTCGGCGCATTCGCGGTACTGGACTCCCTGTCCGGGCAGTCCGTAGTACATGCGGTACTTGCCGCCCCAGCGAACGACGGAGGGTTCCTGGCCGCTGAAAAGCTGATAGCGCGAGGACGGTGACGATCCGGCCGTTGCCAGCGACAGCTTGGATGAGAACTGGGTTCGATTCGCCGGAGTGTCGGACGCTACGTAGGTGTCACCGAGTGTGCTCTCGGAAAGTCGCCCGTCTATCTCCCCATGCGCGTCTGCGACGCCCTGGGTGATGTCATCCATCAACTGCTTCGTCAGGCGGGTAGCCCCACTCACAATGTTCGGTCGAATAAAGTTCATGGAACTACCCGCCTTCCTGCGGTCAAACGATTACCAGGGTCGGCCCGATCACCGAGGTTGGCGCACCGATGATCGAGCCACTTAAGGGTTTACGGCGATGGTGAGGGTGCCGCCGGTGAGGCCGGTGCCGTCGCCGGTCACGGTGCCGCCGGGGACGGTGATGACGTACTCGCCAGCCGAGCCGGTGACCGTGAAGTCGGCGGCCTTGTAGCCGTCGTCCAAGGCGACGAGAGCCGTCTTCACTGTGGCGTTCGTGGCGTTGAACGCGATGGTGTCGGTGGTCTGGCCGTTCCAGGTGAGGGTGAAGGTGCCTGCGGTAGCGCCACCGAGATCGATGTTGAACACCTGCGCGCCCGAAGGAACCAGCGGCTTCGTGATCTCTTCCGGCTTACCGCCGAACCCGAGGGTGAAGCTGAACTCCTGCAACGCATTCACATCCGCCGCAGCAGTGTCGGTCCACTTCACGGGGTGCACGCCCTGGTACGCGTCGGGCAGGTCATCGCGGCGGTAGATGCGGGCTTCGACCTTGTTCGCCTGCCCGGTCTTGCGGCCGAGCTGACGCAGGTAGTTCTGGCCCGGATCGTCCACAAAGCCGGCGGTGTTCTCGCCCTTGCGCTTGCCGCCGCCCTCGATGCGGTACGACAGCCCGGTCGCGATCTCTCGGGCGTAGCCCTCGTCGTCGATCGTCGACTCGTCCTGCAAGGCACCTTCGAAGATGGGGCTGACGGACGTGAGGCCGCGGACTCGGGTCCAGTCGGAGCCGATGAGGACTTCGAGGATCCAGTCGCGTGCGAGTGTGGATGAAAGTGACTGTGTGGGTGCGGTCATGGTGTTGCTCCTGGGTTTGTGGTGATGGTGTACGAATCGGGGCGGGTGTAGCGGTTGTTCGCATCCGGGGCGATGGGGCCGGGGATGTGCCGGATGCAGGACAGGATGTTGACGCCCGCCCAAACTGTGTTGCTGCGCTCATGCAGCCTGTCGTCGAGGGCGCGGAACACGCTGTCGGCCAACCTGTTGACAGTGCGAGGGTCACGGCCGGCTGCCCTGAATCGGAGTTGGACGTAGTAGTCGGGTGTTGCTGCGTCCCGTGTCCGGTCGTCGTTGTAGCTGTTGAGGAGGATCGCCGTGTCTGGTTTGTCGGGGAGTTGCCCGAAGAAGATCGCGGGAAGACCCTCGCCGACGTAGATTCCGTTCGGTACGTAGCGTGCGAGCCCGAGATTCGCGAGGTGTTGGGCGAGGGCTTCGAGTAGTTCAACGGTGTCCGGTGCCCGAACGAGAGTCATCCGAGTTGCCTCCGTATCGCTTCCGCGAGGATCTGCCCGACAACTTCCCTCGTTGCGATGACAGCGTTTTCGAGGTACTTCGCCTCACCATCCTGATGGTGATAACCGAGTTCCTCGTGCTGCCTTATCGCGTATGGTCCGTCGAAGCCGACAGCAGCTTCCAACCCCTCCGCCGCAGTCGCCGCAGTGTTCCGCAGATACCCGGTCTCTTTCGGTGCCCGCTCGATCGCTTCCTGCTTGATGACTTCAGCGGCAGCGTGCAAGCCGTCGGTGATGGCGGAGCGGACTGGCTCGATCGGAAAATTCAGAGCAGTACTCATCAGTCGCTCCTGTTCTCGTACTCGTCCAACCACTTCTGCGTCACACGCTTCTCGCGGTTACGGACTGCGCCTCGCCTGTCCGGAGACTCGCGGCAGTCGAAGCAAGAGCATTTACGGGACCACGCAACCCGCCCCATCAACCGAGCCATGCCACGCTCCTAGGTCAGATCCACGCTGTAGAAGTTGGGGGTCAAACCGTTGCCGTCATGGTGCAGTTGCTCCGCCAACACCACAGCCGTGCGTCCACCAAACTCGGGCGGAAAAGTCACCAGCGAGCCGACAGGAATCAGTGCAGTGTTGACATGCATGCTCACGCGGGCCTCAGAGATGACCTCGGAACCATCAGCAGCCTTCACCAACTTGCGTTTCGTGGTGATCTTCCCGAGCACAGTCACCGCCGGATCGAACGCCGGCTCGTACGGGCCTTCACCCGCATGCCGCTGCACCGAAACCGGCCACACAAACCACGCCGCTGCGATCGCATCAGCCGCATTCATGACGACCTCACCAACGAACTAGCGAGACCCGCATTCCGCAAGATCGACACCGACAGTTCGCATAGTCCGTCCAACGATTCAGCGCGAGCAGCGTCCACCGTCGCAGCAGTCGTGTTCACAGTCGCACCATCGATCGATGTGGACACAGCCTGCACATCGAAACCGCCGGCACCAGCAGCCGGATCCACCTTCAACGCCGACCAGCGTTCAGCCTGCGCGCACGTCGCATCGCGCAACGCTTCCCGAATGTCATCGTCGACGGGGAGGCCGTTCGGCTGGGTGTCGTAGATGTCGCAGCGGCATGCGTTCGCAACCCTCGATGATGCGTGGCGTAGGAGTGAGGTTGCGTTGTCGGGTGCTGGCTCACCGAGCCACGTAGTCAGATCGTCAGCATCGGCATAGACGAGCACGAAAACTCCTCGGGGTGTTGATGGTTGGCACGCAGGCCATCTCGGGCATGCCGAGATGTTTGTACGCTGCTACAGGGTCGAAAGGAACCCGGCATGAAAACCCCAAGCGGCCTTCACACATGTCAATGAGCCTGTGCCGGGATGTGTGTTGACGCACCAACCATCAAGCGTTGGTCCCACCTGCCCCGAGCCGCACAGGAAGGCGACTCGGGGGGTGGGCATCAGGTGTTACGCCTGAGTGACCGCGAACGATCCGCCAGTGAGGCCCGAACCCGAGCCGGTCAGCGAACCGGGAACCGTCACCGTGTACGGACCACCAGCAGAGCCGGTGACCGTGACATCAGCAGCAGCGATCCCGTCATCGAGAGCGACGATCGCGGTCTTCACAGCCGCCGCGGTCGCGTTGTACGCGATTCCGGCGGTCGTGCGTCCACCGACAGTCAGTGTGAACGTGCCAGCGGTAGCAGCACCGAGGGTGACGGTGTAGCTGATGTCACCAAGAGTGAGCTTCACTGCACGCTTCAGGCTGAACGTCGAGTTCGGGTCCGCGTAATCATCGGGGTCAGTGACCACATTGATGCCGAAGAACGTGTCGAACACGCTGCGATTCACCATGTGCGTGGAGTCGTAGTCACGGACCCAACGCAACGCGATGCCGGCGTACGAACCGGACGCCGTGTCGACGCCACCCAAAGGGGAAGCGGGAACGCGGTACACAGCCTGGAAGGCGCTGCGGTGGAACGCGAACGCCTCCTGCGGGTGGATGCTGTTCGACACGACGATCTGGAACCCCGCGACAGAACCGATGGTTGCATTCCGGAGCGCGTTCGCATCGCCAGCCTGATCTGCCTTGCGGAACTGATCCGACAGCAGGATCGACGCTTCCACGGCAGTGCCGACGAGGAACACTCGATCGGTCTGAGGAACGTGGTAGTCGTTCAGTTCCTTGCGGGCCTTGACTGCGGCGGCGTAGAAGTCGCTACCGATGGCGATCAGCGAGTTCAGCGGGTACGACGCCGACGTGATCTTCGATGCGATCTTGTCTTCGAGGCGCTCTGCGACAGAACGGGTCTGCGGCAGAACGACCTGCTCGGTGAACTGGTCGATGTCGAGGGTCAGCTCTTCGTCGGTCAGTTCGATCGCGTTGTACGGGTGCTGATCGAGCTTCACGTCGACCTTGAATTCGTTCAGGTCGGAGATCTCGATCGCGGCGGTCTTGTCTCGCCACGGCTTGTCCTTGGCGACGGTGCGGCCGGCGACACGGATGCTGACGGTGTCGTTCTTCGGGGACCGGCTGGAGAAGTGCTGCGACGCATCGGAGGCGACGATGCTCGGAAGAACTACGTCGCGTTCGAGGACGCCGAGACCAGCAGAGAGGATCTGCTCGGCCTTGAGGATGGTGTTTGCCATGAGGTGTGCTCCTGGTTAGTAGATTCGGATGCCCGGTTTGCGGCTCGCGGCGCGTTCGGCAAGTTTCTTCGGGTCCATCTCGTCGGTTTTGGTGGTTCCGCCTGATGCGGGCCGACCGGATCGGCCGGCAGGTGCGACGGTTTTGATGCGTTCGGAGAGTGCTTTCGCTTTGGCGTCGAACTTGTCGGCTGGGGTGCCTTCGAGGAAGTCGAGGTCTTCGTCGGACAGTCCGTATTTGCGGGCTGCGCGTTCGCGTGCTGCTTCGGCCCTCGCGGCTTCGGCGTCGGCTTTCGCGTCGGCGGCTTCCTTTGCTGCCTTCTCCTCGGCGGTCCGGTTCTTGGCCCGGATCTTCTCCAGCTCGGCAGCAGCGTCGCGGTTCTTCTTCGCTTCCGCTTCGTGCTTGCGGGACATCGCTTTCCAGTCGATGTCCTTGTTCTCGCCTGCGCCGTCCTTGCCAGCTTCGCCTTCGGCGCCGCTAGTGCCTGCGTCGTTGTTTGCGCCGGCGTCGTCGTTGGCGTTGGTGCCGCCTTCTCCCCCACCAGCGTGGCCTTCGTCGTCGCGTCGAGGGTGCTGGCGGGAAGGCCAACGGGATGCTCGGACGAACATGTCGAACGGTTCGGGTGCGATGACGGATCGTTGGACGCGCATTTGTTCTCTCCTTGTGCCATGCGGCATTGGCCCCGGGTTGCCGTGCGGCTGGGGGCTATTGGGTTACTGCGATTCCGCCATGCGGCGGGAAACTCTGGGGGCTACAGCCCGGATTCGATCATTGGAATGCAGGCCGCGATCTTCGCCTGCTCCAGCAAGCCGAGCTTCTTGAACAACGGCATGCCTTGTTCGTCGGCGGTCCAGTACCTTTCAGCGATCAGGTATTCGCCGGTCTCGGCGTCGAGGTATTCGATGATCTCGATCTTGGACAGGACCACTGCGCCTTCGGGAATGAACCGGTCCAGTACCTTTCAGCGATCAGGTATTCGCCGGTCTTGGCGTCGAGGTATTCGATGATCTCGATCTTGGACAGGACCACTGCGCCTTCGGGAATGAAGTCGGCGTTAGGCATCAGGTGCCTTTCGTATGGATGTTTATGGGTGTGTATTGGGAAAACCCGATAAATCAGCGGCTTGGTTAGCGCGCCAGGATTCGAGCGGCTTCGGATGCGTACTCGATCGCGAAATTCCAGTTAGGCGTGAGTCGCCGTACCTGACCAATCTGGACGGCCCACAGGAAGTTGTCATGCGCGTGAACTCGGTACACACGTATCCGAGTACCTCGATACTTCGACATACCCTCTCCTTCATCGTGCGCCGAGGCGTTCGCGGTTGGGTCGGCGTTTCAGGTCGTGTTGCGCGGTGTGGGCTGCGATTGCGGCCTGCTGTTGCTTCAACCGGGCAGCCAACTCCCGTTTGCGTTGCGGGGTGACTGCCACAGCCTGCTGCTTACGGGTGTCACGGATAGCGCGTTCCATCGCCCGCTGCTTCTGCGACGCCGCATACCCTTCCGGATCCGGCTTCGTCTCGAACGTCCTCGACCCACCAGGAATGAAAGCCGATATCGCGTGAGCGCACCGAGGGTGTTGGAAGCCTTTCGAGCGGGCTTCTCGCAGTGTGGCTTTGATCTTCACCTTGACTGCACGGCCACCAGTGGCGTTCGGTCGAACTACGGTCCCCGACTCGCCATCCAACGAGAGGACTTGCCCCTCGTACGGTTGACATTGCGGTGCCGGATTGCTGTGCGAGGACACGACGATCAGGGTTTGACCGCGCTCCAACATCCGATCCGTGTGCCCATCGATCAACTCTTGGTTGACGATGGTCCGGGACTTCATCTCGATGTAGGAGGTGAGGGACCAGTTGCGGCCGGCGCTATCCCGGAACCCGGTCACACCACGCTTCGTGAGGATGTCCAGGGCCTGCTGTGCCGCATCCAGGCGTGTCCCCGATCGGACACCCGATGACCTCGCGATGATCTGCGTTGTGACCTGTGAGTGCAACTCCCCCGCAGCACCCGGAATCCGAGCAGTCACAGTCGAAAGCACCTGCTGCCCTGCGTAGATCGCTGCCCGAGTCTTCCGATCCCGATCCGGTGTTGCAAGCGGAACCGGAGGCACCTTCGGCAACGCCTTCAAGTCCTCGTCCGCAGCCTCCCGGCCACGCTCAGCAGCACCAGCAACCGCACCCTCAACAAGTGCCGGCATCTGGGATTGCAACTGCAACGCCAACAACTGCGCCTGCCGCTTGAACCGCAACATTGCTGCCGGCTGACGTGCTTCCCACTCTGGTGTGTCGATGCCCGCCACTATTGCTTCGGCGAGCATCGACATCAGAGCTAGTTCGGCTTCGGTGTAGAGGTTGATGAGTTCGTCGGGTAGGCCTGCTGCTTCGGACGGGTCGAGCGCCATCGCCTACTCCTCAGCGGGTTTGACCTCATCGACAGGAGGTTCGGGCGGGATGTTCGGGTCCGGATTCTGATCCGGAGGAAGCGACCCGAACGGCGAAGGAACCTGGTCCTTTTCGTCGATCCGCTTCACTTCCTCCTCGATCCGCTCCTCATCCCAATCCTCATGCAGATACGACACTTTCGTGTGAGTCGACGCAGCACGACCGGCTTCCCAACCCTGAACCGTCCGAGACTTCGCCTCATCCGACTCACGAGCAAACTTCGGCCAATCCAGCTCCAACTCCTCGACCGGAGCGACACCCTTACCGGGGAACTTGGCTGCATCTATCTGCATGCAAATCGTCGCCAACGGACCGAGAGCAGCACCCCAATAGCGGGCCTTGCCCTTCGTGGTCTTGACTGTCAGCTCCTTCTTGCCCGTCGCCTCTGTCGCGGTCTGTGCGACCTCGTCGGACATGCCGAACGACACAGGGCTGTATCCGGTCGTCGACAGGACACGGCGCAACAACAGTTCCGCGCCCTGATCATGCTCGAGTACCCGCAGCGCCGGCTGATGGAACTGGAACATCGAGGTCGCGTCGCCGTCCTTCACGCCCTGATTGACCTGCGTGAAGATCTCCTGATCCTCAGGCAGCGATGCACCGCGACCTGCGCCGTGGTTGGTGAGCAGCTGCTCTGAGGCGAACATGCGTGCCTGACCGATCCGGAACTCCCGAGGCAGCGACGAATAGATCAGGTCGAGGCCCTGGAAGATTGGGAACAGGTCCTGTCGGATGTCCGCTAATCCGAGGTGCCGCAGCGTTGGGTCGTTGCGCCACTCGGGATTCGGGAGCACGTTCGGAACGTATCGGGCAGCGAGCTCGTCGACGCCGAGGCTGACGTATCCGCCGGCCGTGTCATCGAAGCTGTCGAGCTCGATGTCCTTGGTGTCGGGGTGCGCTTCCAGGTCCATCACGCTACCGAGGTTCGTCGGTGTCCCCTTGTAGAGGGAGTGCAGGATGCGGCCCTTCTCGTACCGTTCGAGGTGCCGCCACACGTCTCGCTCATCCGAACCCGCGAGCTCGGACCAGAATGTGACAGCTTTCAAACGGCCCCACGCGAACTCGGGGATCGCCTTGTCCACATCCACGAAGTCGATCCACGCATTGTCGGCGACCGTGTCATCCCACACCACGCGCTGATAGCAGCCACCCAACGCGGATGCTGATTCACCGGCGGTGAAGAGGTCACCGTGGAAGGTGGGGGTGTTGAAGATCAGGTCGACACGGTCTTGCAATGCCTTGTTGTCGGTGGGGTCGATGATCGTCAACGGTTCGGAGAACAGTTCCGATGCCGAGAGTTTCGCGATGTCCGCGGGGATCGGGACGTGCATTTTCCGCGACGGCTTCGAGGCTGACTCAGGTTTCCCGTACAGGAAGTCGGAGACCTTGCCGACGACGCCGGCTTGCGCGAATGATCGACGGTTGGGGTTGGTGCGGTAGAAGTCGTCGAGTTTGAGTACGTCGCCTTCCCACCAGACTTGTGATTCGCGGACTCGTGCGGCGACTTTCGCCAACGCGGTCGGCGGCCACGCCATATTCGCTTCGATCACGCGGCCACCCCTATTCGATTCGTTCATCAGGCAGGCGCGCTGCTGCATCGAGCGTTGGAATATGTGCCTGCCACATCGGGCGGGACGTTGAGACTGCGTAGCGGAGGGCATCGACAGCATGGTCGTTGAGTTTCACCGGCGAGTCCTCCCCTTTCTCTGCGGCTTTGGCGTCCCACACGTAGCCGGGTATTTCGCCGAGCAGTTCGGTGCACGATGTGTGGATGAGTAGCTGCTCGGTGGAGAACAAGGATGCGACGAGTCCGATGCCAGCGCCGACCTTGTTCGATGCGTTGAAGTAGTTGTCGAATCCGTCGCGCTGCAACTGCACTTTGAAGACAGCGGCAGCGGGGTCGATGTACAAGTATTCGGGTGTATCGGTGCTGATAAACTGACGGAGGCTGCGCGAGTGGTCGGTGGTGGTGCCTGAGCCTGGCGCCCATTCGGCCATTGCGTACAGCTTGTTGTCGACGCCCAGGCCGAGTTTGATTCCTCGGGTTGGGTTGGTGGTGCCGTAGTCGATGCCGACACCGAGGATGCGTTGCATCTCAGGTAGCCGATCGACGACATGACGTGCGGGATTGAACGATTCGTAGATGACACCATCCGCCATCGTCCACAAACCTTTAATGAATCGGTCGTACCAGAGTCCTGTGTACTGCGCCTGCAAACCTTCGATGTAGCCGTCTGGAAGGTATGCCCGGTTGTCGTCGAGTTCGAAGTGGAACACCTTGTGCCCGCGTTCGTCTGCACGGTCGATGTATCCGGTCTTGAGCCAGTTCCTTGGCCCATCAGGGTTGGTGGTTGTGAAGATCCGTGCGCCTGGCACTGACATTCGGGCGACGAGCTGGTTGAAGAACTCTTCGGCCACCAGCGTTGTTTCGTCGACGTATGCGAGGCAGATGGTCATACCGCGGATAGCTGCTTCAGCTCGAACATCGGATGCGCCGATGACGTGCACTGTGCGCCCGAAGATGTCCGCTGTCGGTGCGCCACGGTTGTAACGCACATGCTGCGCCATCACGCCGTACATGTTGTTGTCCTGCAACGGTCCGATTAGGTTCCGGAAGATGGTGTCGCGTGTCCGGCCGATGACCACGATCTCGCCCTGTTCTGGGGCGTTAGCGACTCCGACAAGGAACGCCAACAGGGATCCGACTGTTTTCCCGGATCGGACAGCGCCGTGCCAGATGTTGACTCGGCCTTTCGACGCATCAGCATCAGCGTGAGCGAAAGACTCCAACTGCTTCTGAGACATCCGCAGACCGTTGAGCGCCATCAGTTATTCCTTTTCGTCGGCTAGTTTCTTCACCTGCTCGAACAGTTCGTTGAGCATCGACTTCGCGACGTCAGCGTCTTGGCCGGCACCCATGCGGGTCAGGTTTTCGTGGGACTTGATGAGGCGTTCGACTGCGGCGGTGAATTCAGCGACGGCTTTCGCGTCTGGCAGGTCGAGGATCTCGGTCACTGGCCCGTGTGGTGTGGAGACGATGACGGTGTACTGGTCCCAGATGCGTTCGCGGATGTTTATGGCGTCGGCTAGGACTGCGGCTGCGAGTTGCGCACGCGCCTGCGCGGATAGATCACGCTGGGCTTGGTTTGCTGCTGTTGTTTGTCCGGTGTTCCAGATGATGCCGAGTTGTTTTGCTCGTCTGCTGATGTCTGGTTGTGTGCATCCGATTGTGTTTGCTGTTGTTGTTTGGGTTTTTCCGAGTGCGTGGTGTTCTCGGAGTGTGGAGTCTTGTTCGGGTGTCCATTCCCATCGGGGCATTGTTCACCTCGTTTGGGGTGGTTATGTGCGTGTGTTGTGGATGTCTGCCAGGATGTTGTTGCGCTCATCTAGGAGGAGGTCGATGGCGTTTGGGTTGCCTGCGCGTCGTGCTTGTTCGAGGTCCCATTCGTTTTGGTCGAGTTGGTCTTCGAGACTTGGCATTGCGGCCTCCTCATGTGGTGTACATGCGCCAGATTCCGGTGATTGCCCAGATGAGTAGGTCGCGGCTGGGCATTAGAGGATCCAGAATCGGATGAGTGCCCAGATGATTCGGATGTGTTCGATCATTGGGCCTCCTGAAGTTTGGTCCCCGAACGTGCGCCCGCCTGTGTTGGGATTGGGGGCTGCATCGTCCGGGGGTTGCTGCACCATCCTCAAAAGGTGGCCCTGGGGGAAGTGGGCGCGGTGTGCAGCAAGACAAAACCCCACCAGTCCCGGAGGACGGTGGGGCATTAGTTTTGATCTTCAGTCGCGTTGCCGCGCTAGGACTTTCCTAGCAGGAAAGCGTGGAACGCTTCGGAACGGGCGATGGTGTCCTTGTCGCTTTCGGTACCGCGGGCGAGTGCAACACGCACTGCTCGGTCAAGGGCTTCGATGCGAAGGTTGGGTTCCATAGCGACTCCTTATTGTGCGTCCCCAGGCTGTCCCCGGAGATCGTTCCTCTGGCCGGATTCGAACCGACAGCTTCCCAACTCGCAACACCGAAGTGAAGCGGAAAGGCGCACTGCACCATGCGTCAGCAGAGGATTCCTATTCAGTTGTTCCGCGTCCTGTCATTGTCAGGTGTCGCGTACGCGCATAGCGTATCACTTGCATCGCCGCAAAGGTTGCAAGCGTGCAAGCAATTCTTATGCGGGTTGTTTTCTGGTGCTGGTGGCGTAGTGGGCGTTGAGTACGTCGCCGAGGTGGTAGATGGGGGTTCGTTTGTCCGCGTAGCGGACCGGCACGATTTTTCCGGTTTCGCGTAGGTGTTTGATGCGTCGGATGGTGAGTCCTTGTGCGCCGATGTGTTTGGCGAGGGTGGCGATTCCTCGGGCGTTGAGTTGTTCGGCGTGTGCTTGGGCGAGTCGTTGGGGGTTGGGTTTGGGGATGGGTTGGAGGTGGCTTCGTCCGGATGCGTTGCGTGCGTGCCGGATTTCGGAGGTGATGTCGCGGTGGGCGTCTGCGCTGCCTTCGGTGGCGGCGAGTAGTAGTAGATGTCGGCGGAGGAATGCTGCGTTGCTTTTGATGGTGCTGTTGGGTGGGTTGATGTTTCGGGTGTTGGCGAGCCAGTAGGCCCAGCCTTCGAGGCAGATGGCGAGTTGGTCGGCGGCGTCGAGTGCTGCGACGTTGTATGGGAGTGGTTGGGGGCGGTCGCCTGTGGTGACTTTGGGGTTCCAGTTGGCGGTGGCGATGCGGGGTTTCATAGCTTCGTGGAGGTCGTCGCAGATGTCGGGGGCATCTGCTAAGGCATCATCGAGTTCGACTTGTTCCTGTTTCGGGATGAACCAGTGTTCAGTCACGGTGTCCTCCGATGCGGTGTCGTGCGCGGTCGTGGCAGGGTCGGCAGCGTCCTCGTGCGCCGTGTGGGGTGTGGCCTTCGATGCGTCGGGTTCGGGGTGCCATGGGGGTTCCGCATTCTCGGCAGGGTTGTCCGATGTCGATTCCGATGCGTCCGCCTGCCCCTGGGAGTGTTGCGAGGAGTTCGGCGAGGTGTGGGTCGCGTTTGAGTGGTGGGCGGCCGGGGATGGATCGGGCGTAGGCGTCGAGGGCTTTGGAGTCTGCGGGGGTCCATTCGAGGAGGTCAGTGGTCACCGGCGTGTTCCTTGATGATGGGGAGGATGGTGGGTAGGACCCATGCGCTGTAGGCCTGGATGATGCGGTCTTGGTTGGTTTTGGTTTGGGTTTTGAATTGTGTTGCGCTGTTTGGGTTGCGGAGGATTTCGTTGCGGGCCGCGGTTTGCAGTGCGTCGCGGAGTTGGGTTTCGAGGTCTCTCGCGGGTGTGGCCTGTGATCGGATCTCACTCACAACGACTCCTCAGAAGGCTTGCGGTGGTTGACGTGGTGGATTGCGCCCTTGCAGCGCTTGTTGCCGCAGGTCGGGCAGAGCGCCATCTTCCATTGCTCGTCGTAGCCCAGACATGCGAGGCAAGGGCATCCGTCGTACAGCTCAGCCGGATACGTCTCGCTCATCGCTGTTCCCCTTCTAAAGCTGCGCGGAGGTGCTTCAACGCTGCGGTCTCCACGTCTTCGATGAACTCGGCAATGTGGCGCAGGAACACGCCGTCCTGCCAGCGGTCCATGTTGTTAGTGACGTTGGCCCCGTACTTTTCGGCGATTTCGAACATGGCATCGGCGAAGCATTCGGATTCGTCGATGGCTTCATTGATTTCGCGGTCGTCGGGATGCGTTTCGATGCGTGAGCATGTGCCTGGGTGGACGTGTCCGATACTTGCGACCTGCGCTCTCAGTCGCACGTTCTCCGCTTCCAATTCCGCTATCCGGCCGTTGGTGTGCTGCTCCACCACAGAGGCGAGGTGCGCGGGCCAATCGCTAGCGGGGCCTAGCCATCCGCAACCGCACCGAATCTCATTGGTCGCCATGTAGCGACCGCTGGGATCGTGCGCTGCGATGAGGTCGGTCAACCCCGGATCAGGCGCGTCAGTCATCATCGCTCACCTTCATCTCTTTGCCGTTCTTGAAAACTCGCACCGACTGACCTGCCTTCGAGACGTACACAGTTATGGCCTGCTTGCCTTTTCGTTTCCCCTTGGGTGCGATCGTGAGGACGTGGGAGCCGTGGAACGTCGAGGTGCGTTCTACTTCGAGTGGCCCCCATTTGAAGCCGAAGCGGGTCGGTTCGACGATGCTGGGCTTCCCCGGATCAGGCGCGGTCACGAGGACACCCCCGGTTCACCAGTTTGGGCAGCGCAGTGGCAGGCAGCGATGTCGAGATGGCCGCGTGAGTAGTGGTGGTCTCGTGTGCTCAACATCCACCCCAGTCACGCGATACCCCCATATCTGCAAGGTTCACTGTCTTACGCTTCTGGTGCCGCAATTGAAGGCAGTGATCCCACCACTTCGCGGCGCTCTCAACGGTTTTGCGGAGTCGCTGAATCTCACTGTCGTGGTGCTGTCGATCAGATTCCTTGCGGCGCTCGGATTCCATCAGCAGTAGTTGGTAACGGCTGATGATGTCCACTTTGTCGAGGCAGAACAGGAACTCAGGGTCGTGCGGATCGGGTACGCCTCGTCGCGCAAGAAGTTCCCTCACTGCCCGACGCGACTCTTCGGTTTCCATGTCTGGATACCAGTGCCACGGGACCCGATTCGTTACACCCGCGCTCATGCTCGCCCCTCCTCGGCCGCTGCAAGGATCCGGCGGTAGTGGCTGTCTGACTCGACTTGAAGGTCAATGGGGCGGCAGCGGGCCATGTCTCGGGCGCGACTACACGCCAGGCATGACCTGTTACTCCGCTGAACCCATATAGCCCGCACCAGGTTCGGCATCACCAACTCATGCCCGCGGGGGCAGTGCGCCTTCCTTGCATGGAGGTGGTTCCCGTGACGAACCTGGTCGATCATGTTTTCGCTATCCGTACCCCATGTCAGGTTCTCAGCGCGGTTGTTCTCTTTGTCCCCGTCCAGATGCCGGACAACGTCGCCGTCCGCGACACGCTCACAGAACGCTGCTGCCACAAGCCTGTGAACCGAAAAGAGTTTACTCTCGCCGTCCCTGCTCAGCCCGACCCTAAGATATCCCCTAGTGGTGAGGGCAGGGGATATGCCGCAGCCGCGACGCCGACTCGGGATCCCGACCGAGCTGACTACGGTTCGGTCCACAGATCGGACGCGTCCGTGGTCGCTGACCTCGTAGTAGCCTTCGTAGCCAACTACTGATTTCCAGCGCTCTTGGGTAGCATTCACTGCTAGCCCCTCTCTGCTTGGTTCAGATGAGTGGGTCAGAGGCCGATTGGTGTTTCCAGCACCGGTCGGTCTCGTTTTATATCTTACCATTTCCCACGTCGCTCTGCGTTTGATTCTGTTGTTGCCCATCAGATTTCACTCCCACGGTCCGGTGCCGGTAGGCGCCGCAACGAACGGGGCGAAGTGCTCGTCCACCATAGAAGGGGAGCAATGCTCTCCGTCGCTGAAATGCCCGTCCTCGCATTCGTTTCGAACGCTCAACAACGAGCCGCCCTCGTTAACCCAGGTGAAGGTTGGGTGTCGGTCTTTGCTGCGGAATACGATCCCGATTGGTACATGCCCGCACGTCTGCCACTCGGTTTCGGTGGGGGCAGGGACAACCGGCGAGGAGGTGGGCTTGGGCACGATCGGGCAGTCGGACCCCCGCGTGTGCTTACGGTTGCTGCCACCCCAGTCCGTAAATCGGCATTTCGGGTGGCAGCAGAACTCCTGCGCTTTCGTCTCCTCTTCGGAGGGTTCGGCAGGGGCGGGATCGATCCGGTGATGCGCCGCATGCCCATCCGGGAGTTCGCATTGGATGTCGCCGTGCTCGGTCTGTGCATAGAAGGTGCAGCGTGCCTCGGCGGGTTCAGCTGCCGGGAACAGGGCGTCGACCGCTGCGATGAGCTGGTTCACGTGAGACCGGCCGTACCCGGTGAAGTTGCGATACCCCCTCAACTCCTCTCGCGCTGTCCGCACGTCTTCCACCTGTTCGGCGGTGAGTGCCATACCGCCGGCAGGGATGAGACGGCCAGTGGACTGGAGTTCGGCCAGAAGGTCGATTTGAGCTTGAAGCACGGCTCCGAGGTTTGCGATCATGGCGTCGGGTATCTGCATCTGGACGCCGATGGCGTCGCCGAACTTCTCGAAGGTTTCGCGGATGATGTCTTCGCCGTAACTGCTCATGGTGTGGGCTCGATTCGGAGTGTGATGTGGACGCCGGGGGTTTCTCCGATGTCTGCGATGACCTTCGACGCACCGAGTTTGGTGATCTGTGAGTCGTCGGCGATGAGGATGTTGGTGATGCCGTCGAACACTGCGCGGGCCAACTTGTCGAGGTCCGGGCGCTTAACTGCGGGTGGTGTCCGGGACTTCGGGGTGGCTTTGGGGCGTGGCATGACGAAGATGAGGTTGAGTCGTGCGGCGCCTGTTTCGAGTTGCCCGCCAGCATCTTTCAGTGCTTGGTGTGCGACGGTGCTGATGGTGTTCCGCCATGGCTTCAGTGCTGCGGACGATTCGATCATTCGTCCGCCGCCGATGTGCTTCTTGCTGCCTTGGGGTGCTGGTGATCCGGGGACGAAGAAGTGCAGATCGGCGGTCATCGTTTTTTGGCTCTCGCTGCGCGGTCTTGTTCGGCGCGCCAGTCGCGGCATTCGGCGCATCGGCAGAGGTAGGAGACGTATCCGTTGCCTGAGCCGTGGTTGGCGTTGGGGTGGAATGGTCTGCCGTTTTTGGTGATTCGTTGGATGCGGAATCGTGATTTGGAGAGGAGTGTTGTTTCGGATTTGGTGCGTGGGCCTGCCTTGTTTTCGAGGCGGGTGATGGTGGCTTGGATGCGGGGGTGGTCTGCGCAGACTTGGCAGAGGGTGCCTTCGCCGTCGAGGATGTGGGTGGTTGCTTTGGAGCCGATGGTTCGGTAGCCGCGGAGTTCGCCGCATTGGGTGCAGGCTTGGTTGGATGTGGGGATTGGGGTGGGGGTGGTGAGTCTCCGGTTTGCGACCTTGGGGACAGGTCTGCGTGTGGGCCGGGTGCGTTTGCGGTCTTCAGCTAGGAGTTGTTGGACGGTGGGTGAGAGTTCGATTGGTGCTTGAACTTTCGGGATCATCAATCGGTCGGCTTCGCGCATTTCGCGTCGGCAGGGTCCGCATTGTCCGCATAGTCCTGTGGGGCAGGATTGGGTGGAGAGGCTGGTTGCGATCATTTCCCTGCCGCCTGTTCGTGGGCTCGGTCCCATGCGTCGTTGTCTTCCCAGCGGTCGAGGGTGACGGGGTCGTCTAGTCCGTCGTCGTTGTCGAAGTGCGCCATCAGAACTCACCTACGAGCTTGCTGAAGTCCCGTTGGCTGATGTTGCTGGTGTTCGCGGTCATCTGCGCCTGTTGCAGGTCGGTGCGGGCTTTCGCCAACTGCTTCCGTGCCTGCTGTGCTGCGTCGACGAGGGCGTCCCGTTCCTGCGGCCCAATCCAACCCAAATCGAGGGCGGCTTTCGCGTTGTCGTCGCCGATCTTCGCGGCGAGCGTGGCGAGTTCTTCGAGGTAAGTGCTCATGATGTTGCCTCCGGGGTGAACAGGACGGTGAGTGGCCCGTACTTGGCGATCTGTTTGCTGGTGAGGTCGGCGGTCTCGTATCCGCACCATTGGCCGCCGCGCTTCTGTGACACGTCGTCGCAGTTGTCCATGACTACGGTCATGTTCGGCAGCGAATCCAGTTCCTCTGCGCTGGTTATCGTGCGAGGCTTGGGCTGGTAGTCGGCGAGGACCGCGTCGGCGACTGCAAGTAGGTCGTAACGGCCGTCGAGGACGGCGTCACCCAAGTCGCTGATGTCGGTGTAGCCGAACTGGTCTTCGCCACGCAGCGCGACGGCGATGGTCTCGGCCAACTCTTCTCGTGTCCTCATGCTGCGTATCCGTTCAGGTATCCAGTGAGGGTGTAGGCGAAGCAGATGCAGAGTCCGGTGAGTGTGACGGCGACGTAGGTTCGTCCGCGCCACAACTTGCGGCGCTCCAACCGCTCGTGCCGGTCTGTCAGGTCGTCCATGAGTGCGAGGGATTCGAGCCGGTCGCAATGCTGCGCAAGGGATCTCATTCCTTCACCTCCGGTCGCATCAGGATCTGGATGTCGTCGCCAGGGATCGGTTCAACCGAATGCCAGGGGCACTGGAAACTTCCCATGTTGCCCGGCTTGTGCCAGAAAATCCCCCAGGCAATCCCGTTGCTTCCCATCGAAGTTGGGGCGAAGTAGCCGGTCTTTCCCGCCTCGATATCGGGGATTGCGTCAACTCCGAAGGTGGCGCCTTTACGAAGTCGAACTGGCTGCCAGACGACGAAGAGCGGGTGAGGTTCAAACGGATCGCTCATATCCGGCCGCCGTCCGTTTCGAGTTGGGTGAAGCAGTCCTCGCACACGAAGTAGTCACCGAACCCTGGATCCGTGTGCTCGCTGAGGTTGATGGAGGTGCAGTTGCCGCACACCGGAGCATTCACAGCGCGGGCAGAGGCGATGAGTTGAAGCGCGGGGACACCTGTGCGGTGCCGGCCACGCGAACGAAAAGTGAGAACAGTCATGACATTCCTTCCGATTTGAGCCCGTTGCACCGGGCTGACTTCAAACTTAGCGAGTTGCGTGCGTTCACGCAATACCGTGTGCTCACTTTCTCGGTTCCGCTCACGCATCTGCATGCGTCCACGCAAGGCGTGAACCTGATCCGATTCCGGGTGGCTGATTGAGTCACCTGCACACGAACGGGTCGAATCGCGAGCATCCACCCCAACCGGCATCCTGGACGCGGCAGAATCGTTCTCAGCGCCGATTCTCATTTTGCGTACTTCGGGTTCGGTTCAGCTTCGATCTTCAATCTCGGCAGGCAGGGCATTTTCCGCTCCACGCCCGACACACTGTTCATGCACGCCTGATACTCATCCGCCCCGCACAACGGGCACACATGCTCGATCGCGTTGTTCACCGCATACGCGCCGGGAACAGGTTTCCCGTCCACTCCCCCGATCGGTAAGCCTCCCAGCTGCGCATCACCCTGAACCAAACCGTGCTTCACGTCGTGCTGCAATTGCCGCAGCTCCCGATCCACGGCAGGCTCACGCTGGGCGCGGTCAATTCGGATTTCTCGGGCAATCCGAATGACGTCCGCCGGCATGATCATCCGAGAGGGTTCGTTGCGGTAGTGCACAGTCACGGCATTGAGAGCATCCGGGAGGTCGAGGTTGTACGGCGCGAGAGCCTCCGCCCATGCACCTCCACGCCCGATATCGGCTTCGCTGAATCGGTTGTCGAACAATGCCGCTCGGCCGATGATAAGCCCGGTGTCCGAAAGTTGTTGCGGTGTCGCTTCGATCAGATTCATGCGGTGATGCCTTTCGGTGTTGACGAGTTGAGTCCTTCGGCTTGCCGTTGGGCGAGCTGGTTGCCCATGTCGGCCCATCCCATCGCTTTCTTGGTCGCCTTCCCGATTCCGCCGTCAGATGGTGCAGCAGGTCGGTTAGCGGCTTTGTGGACGAAGCCGGGGATCATCGACGCCGCTGTCATCGGAGACGCGGCCCAGTCCTGGATCCCTGCTTCGATCTGCTCACGACTCACCCCCGACTTGAGGCATCCGTCGACAGCTTGAGCGATCTTCGAAATCAAATCGCCGGGGACTGGCGACGGGCAGGAATCCGAGTACGCCTTGGCGATGACATGAGCCTGAACGGAGTGCGCTGTCCCGTTGAGATGATCCGCGATTTCTCGTCCCCCGCGTTTTCGCGTTCGGCTCGCAAGTGAGGTTGACAGATCAACTTGGGGACGAGGTGAAGTTGAAAGTTGATCGGTGAAAGGTGCTTCCTGTTCCCTACTTAAGTAACCACCTACACCTCCGGTCGCGGGTATCCCCTCGCTAGGGGTAGGGCTATCCCTTCCGCTATGGGATAGCGCATCCCTTCCCTTAACCCCATCCACCAGCGCTGATGCTTCCTTTTCAAGGGTTCCCCGCCGACCATGTGCAGGGATCCGCAAAAGTTCGTCATGAAGCGCCCATTTGATGTGATCCGACGACACATCATCCGCATGTCGGAGGGCCGTGGTAAGCATGTTGGGCTGCTTCCACAGTCCGTCGTTACGGATGAACGAACGAATCAACACCTCCTCGGTGTCCCAATCGACGACTAAAAAACCGCGCTCATGAAGCCGCTCGATGGCCTTCTCAACGACCTCGATCGTCGCGTCCTCGGCCAGTTTCGCCCACCGTCGAGAGGTCAACGGAAGCACGCCGGCGTAGTTCATTGACGGCTGCGAAAGCAACAGCTGATACATCCATTGCGCATCTCGTGTGAGGGACTTCCAGTCCGTGTCAGCCCATATTCGTTTCAAGATTTGGGCGTATTGGCGCCCGCCATCCGCTGCCATTTATGCCGCCTGGGTTTGTCTGTCGTGTGCGATGGTGACCTGCGTGTGCGGTACTCGTACGAAGTGGCAGACGCCAGCCGGGTGGTGATTGTTGTCGAGGCAGATGGTCACTGTCGGGCCGTCGATGCGGACGGCGGAGACCTGCATCCCTGGGGCGTAGTAGCCCCAGGGCGTGCAGATGGTGCCCCGCAACATGGCGGGCCGGTTCACTGGTCCGCCGATGACAGTTCAGCTTCGCTGTTGCGGATCTCTTCGCGTTTGCTTTCGAAGTAGTCGTCGATGTCGTCTTGGAACCACAGCAGTTTGCTGCTTCGCCCTCCGCCGTTTTTGAATCCTTTGCGGTAGAGGGGGTGGGTTTTGCGGTTGTTGAGGATGGTTTGTTTGTCGCAGTGCATCAGTTCTGCGAGTTCGAGGATGTCGACTGTTTTCGTGCTCATGCGACGCCTTTCCATGTGCGGTTGGGGTTGTTGTGGCGTGTTCGACGGGTGGGTGAGCACCAGCCGACGTGGTGGATGTGTCCTCGGCGGGCGTGTTGTCCGATGAGTGCGGGGAGGACGTTGTAGTGGTCTGTCATCCAGTCGCGGGTTTCGGGTGGGACTGTGTCGCGGACGTGGTCGGCGGAGAATTCGCGGCCGGATCGGATGAGTTCCGAGAGGGCGATTTCGATGCGGTTGGGGTGGTCGTGGTGTCCGACTGTTGCGGCTGCGAGGGCTGCGTCTTGCCCGTCCAACCTGAGCTGCTCACCAGCAGAAGTCATGCTGCGCTCGTTTCTTGAGGCGTGATAGGGAAGTTTGCGTCAGGGCAGTCGGCGGGGTCTAAGAAGTAGGGGCCACCCGGATCTGGCTGACCACACCAGGACTCATGCTGCGGATAACCCGGAGCTGTCCCGGCGCAGGTGCAGGTCCTCCAATATCTTTGATAGACGTTGCTCACGACGCCACCTTCCGTAGCGGCCAGTCGGCGCACACATCTGAGGAGTCCTTACCCTGCTCATCGAGGTATGCGGCGTAGTCCAGTTGGCGTTCCCGATGCCATGCCGCTTGTTGCGACATCAGCTCGTCGACAGTCATCTGTGCGAGTCCTGGATTGTGGTGCCCGAGCTTCCATGCCAGACGGGCGGCAGCGAGTGCGTCTGCATCCGCGGTGTGAGCGTTGCCCACCGCGATGCCATAGTGTTCGCACGTAACCGACAGCGTGCGCTTCCCGCGGCGGTACTTGTCGACAGCTCGATCGACGACAAACGGATCGAAGATCGCCCCGAATGGGAGTGGTGGATACCCCAACCGCTCCCCCTCGCGATCCATGACAGTGAAGTCGAACGACGCGTTGTAAGCGCACACGATTCGCCCAGCAGCCCAAGCGGTTTCGAGAGCAGACCGGATCTCGTCATAGCCTTTCGCGTACACCATGCCTTCGGAGCGGGCCTTGTCCGTCGTCACGCCGTGAATCTCGGCAGCCCCATCAGGGATCGGAATCTCCGGGTCAACCAGCCAATTGCGTGATGCCACGTCCGCGCCGTCGATCGTTGCGATGCACGCTGTCACGATGCGAGCTTCCAACGGATCAGGGCCCGTAGTTTCAAGATCGAACGCCGCCAACGGCGCACCACCCCACATCACGCAACTGCCGGATCGGTCTGTGCCTCGTCCACGATCTCGCCTTCGATGTGCTGCGGCGTCTCGACTGCGGCCGGAGTGAGGTCTACTCGAACGGCGCCGTCGTTCTCGACAGCGAGTGCGAGTTCAGTGGACTTCGGCATCCACTTCGACAACTGCCGTAGGCACGTCTTGTGCGCCATGCCTTCGAACTCGTCTTTCCATGGGCCGAAGACATTGCCTTCTTTGCTCTTCGCTGTCGCGTACTTCTGCTTGTACTTCAACATCTCGACGTGAGAGATGACGACATAGGTGGATCCGCCGTTCGCGAACCGGACCACCGCGTAGTACGCGACGGGTTCGCCGCGGTCACCAGTCATGAGCGGCTTGTGCAGCAACTTCTCTTCGAGTCCGTACTCAACCTCGTACACATCGTTCGCGAAGATCGTGCGAGCACTCAACGATGCGATCTGATTGGAACGGTATGACAGCTCCACCAATCCCTGATAACCGATGACCAACTGCGCCTTGTACCCACGGGACTTGTTGTCCCAGAACGGCAACACCCACGCGTGTCCCAGGACACCGGGCCGCAAACCGAGCTGTGAGCACGTCATCAGTGCGCCCAGAACGGAGTTCGATTCGCAGTCCTGAAGCTTCGGTGTCTGACGGAGGCAGGTCAGCGCATCCCGGATCAACTGCTGAGCTTCTGCGCCTTTCGGCATCGCCAGTTGGAACTGCTTCTCCATGCCACGGATCTTGTCCGTCAGTGACGGTTCCTGACGCTGCTGAACGGCAGGTGCGGCACCACTCGTGGCTGCTGCATTCGCGGTGACACGCTCTGCGAGATTGTTTCCCATGATCAGACCTTCTTTACGTCTACGGAGGTGGATACGAATTCGGCGTACTCAGCCGGGTGAGCTGCCTTCAGTGCTGTGGTGTCGAGCTTCGGAGCGTCGACCAGGAACTCCCGATACAGGTCGGGGTGCTTGTCCCGGAATTTCGCAGACGCGAATACTCCGTTCTTCAATGCGGCCCACACCTTGTCGTCGTCACCAACAAGTGCGTCCTTGCCCGCGAGGAGTTTGCGAAGTTCGTTCTGGGCCTGCTGCTTCGCGAGCTTCTCGCGCTTCTCTGCTGCTGCATGAGCTAGCGCCCGAGCGTGGATCTCTTCGAACTCCGATGTTGGGAGCTTCCGAACTCCGCCCTTGCGTCCGTACAGCTGCTTCAGCGCATCCTTCGAAGCATCACCGGCGCCGACTGGTGGCGCTATACCTGCGAGGACGTTGTCGACCCAGAACCGTTCGCAGGTATCGAGAATGACTGCGATGATTCGGTCATCTCGGTCCACCTCGAACAGTTCAAGCTTCTGCCCGCCAATCAGGCCGGCGACAACAGCCTGTTCTTTGCCAGTGACGAACAAACCAGCCTGGACTTGCAGTTCGGCGTGGTCGGGTATCTGCCCTTTCCACTCGGACGCCTTGAACGCGTTCGCGGTCTTGCCTTCGTACAGACGGCTGTCTGAGATGAATCCATCGGCGCTGTACTGCATGAACGGATGAGTGACACTGCGGAGCATCGGCGGCTTCGAGATAGTGACACCGAGAATGTCGGCGGCCCGTGCCCGGACAACAGGTTCAAGGACGTGACCCCAAAACGCAGCCTCCGATGGCGGGTTCAGGTCGAGAGGTGTTTGCCCGGTCTTGTCGAGCCAAATCGTGTACGGGTCGTCCCAGTCGGGGTTCTGCATTCCGAGGAGCGTGGAGACCTCAGAACCGCCAACACCATGGCGCCGAAGCTGCAACCATTCGATGCTGTTGTCTTCGACCGAAGGCAACTCGACGTAAGGGGCTGCGATGGCAGTCATGATGCCGCCTTGAAGTTGACGGCCTCAGCGAACTTGTCGCCCACCGCAATCAGCGCAGCAACCAAATCTGCGGCATTAACCTCAATCGCCTTGAACATGGTTCCCGTCGCATCAGGATGCGACCAACCTTCCGGCAACAACACCCGCGCCGTGTAACCACACTCCAACGCACTCCACGGAACCGACCACGAATTGCGTGGCATCCCGTGGAACTCCAACAGATCTTCGATCCGCGCTATCGCTTCCCCGACGCTGTCAGGGGTAAGGTGTATGTGCATTCGCTTTTCCTTCCGATTGGTGACTGCCTCGCCCGTCCCGTTGCACCGGGGCGGGCTTTTTTCTGCCCTCATGCCGGAACCTTCATCCGCTGCGACGAGGCGAGCCGCTTCTCCGAAGCCTGAAGACGGCGGGGCTTCGGAGGGGTGTCCTTGAAGAGGTCGTGAAATTCCAGTTCCCACGCAGCCATCAGCTTGAGAACGAACTCAGCTCCGGCCAACGTGTTAGTTCCGTTCACAACGCGACTGACAGTCGACTTGTCCATGCGCATCTGAAGCGCGAGTTCAGAGATCTTCGGTTCGCCTGCGAGCTTGCCTTTCGGCGGGTGCTGAAGACCTCGCCTGGCTAGTTCGCGGTTGAAGCGGGCTCTGTTTAGTTCGAATCCTTTTGCTGCCACGGGAAGCTCCTTTGCGGTGGTTCAACGCATTGCGTTGACACACTTCAAAGTACACGTCCTGTTGCGTTGACGCAACACCTACAAATGACGCAATTCTCTACCGATTGCTACTTCGCATCCATAGGCTGGAAACAGCCGCCGCGCTGCGAAATGACATCAAGCGAATTCGGTTGCGCACCCGTTGCGTTGACGCAACGCTAATAAGTCCGTTCACGCACGGATTACGCTGCTCACATGTCAAGTTGGAGCGACTTCCTCAGAGTTAAAATGGAAGAAAAGAACTGGGACGCAACCCGGCTCGCACAAGCCGCCGGATACTCCCCATCCGTCATCTCACGTTGGCTCAGCGGCGAACACCTGCCCAGCCAAGACAAGCTGCGCGCCACCGTGGATGCCCTCAACGCAAACATCATCGAAGCGATGGTGGCAGCAGGCTTCATCCGCCCAGACGAAGTTCACGGACCTGTCACCCTGACCGATCCAGACCTTCTCAGCGACGAAGAAGTTGTGCGACAAGTCCTGCGCAGGATGGGAGTCAATGCGGCACGGTTGATTACAGGCAATCAACCCGAGACCGTTGACGACAACACGCAAGATCGATATGAACTCGCTCGCATGGCCGGCGAAACAGAGCACAACTACCGACTCCGGACAGAGGTTCAGCCGGAAGACGAAACACAAGGTGAGGCCCCAGATGGCGGCGCATAGTCCACTCTTTGTCGGTGGTTTACCTCACACTCCACAACCATGACGCGCTTCAACCCGTGGCACTACCTCAGAACCCACCACCCACACCTCAAAGTCGACTTCGTGGACCTCGGACGAATCGGATGCGTCGGCCGATGGACCCACAACGGAATCCAACTCGACCGCACCTGCAACCAACGAGAACGCCGCGTAGGGCTCACCCATGAGCTGTGCCACGTCGAATCCGGTCCGATGCCACTCGACGCACGAACCGCCATCTTCGAAGAACGCGCCATCGAACTCCGAACCGCCCAACTCCTCATCACCGTGGAACAACTCGCGCCAGCACTCATCGAGAACGACCAACGCATCGACGACAACACCGCCGAAGCATTGTGGGTCACCCTGCCCGTATTGAAGACACGGCTAGAGCGCCTCACTCCCGAAGAACACGCATACATCCAACGACGCATCGCATCCACCAACTGAAAGGCCCACACAATGAGCACTCCCCCCGCCGGATGGCATCCCGACCCCGAAGACAATAAGCAGCTCCGCTACTGGGACGGGCAGCAATGGACCAGCGCGACACAACCCATGCCCGCCGCGCAGACCCCGACACTGGAAACGCCCGAGCAGAAGAAGGATCGAAAGCGTCAGCTCGTCGCCATTGGTATCATCATCGCTGCGGTCGCGAGTATCGCCATCTTCAAGAGCATCGACTTCAGCAGCGACGACACTGAAACCGCAGCAGCCGAAACAACCACGACGCAGGCAGCTCGCACTACCACAACGGCCCGAACGACAACCGCTGGTGCTGCGACGACCCCGCTAAAGACATCCGCAGTGCCAACTTCGACCACTCTGCCTGTCGCTGCGCAAACATCGAAGCCGCTGCCAGCCGCATGCAAGACGCCGGCGCAGTCGATAATTGACCAGATCGATGCGTCCTTCATCGAAGCCGACAGGCACCTTGAAGATGTGTTCATGGTCTACGGCCGCAAAGATGTCGCCTACATCGGCGCAAACATTATGGACTCAGCAGGCACCCGAGTGTCGAGCGCTGACATATGGGCGCAAAGCGATGGAATGCTCTTCTCGCTATCGAGTGACGCACGCAGGCGCACTGCTCTACCTGACGGACGAAAGCTGCTCGACATCAGCGCAGGCGACGAGTTCGGATCTGCTGTATCCGACTGCATCATGGTCAGCGTCATCAACCGAAACGTCACTGGCGGAAACTGATGCCTCGGCCCCGACTACCTGTCGGTGAACACGGAAAGATCAGCCGCCGGCAACTCGACGACAGACGCTGGGTCGCATCCTGCTGGGTACGCGACGAAGACGGCAAACGCCGCCACGTCACCAAAACCACCCCACCCAACACCCGAGACCGAACCGGCGCCGTCGCCGAACGCACCCTCACCGACAGCCTCAAAACCCGACACATCGACCACAACAGCCGACTGAACGCCACCAGCACCATCCACCAACTCTGGACCGAATTCTGGAAACAACTCCTCACACAAGGCCGATCCCACAACACCCTCCGCGACTACGACCGCCAATCCAAAGCGATCCTCACCCGCTTCGGTGACCTTCACATCCGCGAAGTCACCACCCAAGCCCTCGACACCTTCATCCAAGACGTAGCCAACCAACGAGGCGTCCCCACAGCACGGAAAAACCGCACCATCCTGCTCGGCATGTTCAAGATCGCTGTCCGGTTCAAAGCCATCGACATCAACCCGATCCGAGAGTTGTCCTCGATCGAAGGGAAACGGAAGAAGCAAGCACAGTCCCTCGACGCGGAATCGTTGGCACAGCTTCTTCGAGATCTCCGGACCTCGAAGGTGCCATGCCCGGTCGTTTTGTCGCAGTACCAGATCGACCGCGGACAGAAGACCACGGACACTCATATCCCGACCGTCGCCGAATTCTGCGCATCCAACGACATGGCCGACATCATCACCCTGTTCGCCGCCACCGGCTGCCGCATCAGCGAACTCCTCGCTATCCGCACCAACGAGGACATCGACCTAGACGCCAAGACGGCATCCGTGACCGGGCAGATCGTCCGCATCCGCGGACAAGGTTTGGTGCGCCAGGATCTCACCAAGTCCGAGGCCGGCGACGGACGTGTGCTCCCGCTCCCACAGTTCGCCGTCGACATGCTCAAGCGGCGGCGGCAAGACTCGACGTATGTGTTCGAGTCGCGGGCCGGCACGATCCTGGACCCCGAGACTGTGCAGCGTCGGTGGCGCCAGATCCGCACAGCACTCGGTTTGGAGTGGGTGACCACTCACACGTTCCGGAAGTCGGTGGCGACGATCCTGGACGACGAGGGACTGTCCGCGAGGCAGGCAGCGGACCAACTCGGGCACGCGCAGGTGTCGATGACTACCGATGTGTATTTCGGCAGAGGTAGGGTTCATCCGGCTGTAGCGAATGCCCTTGACGCCGCGATCTCCCGGACGTCATGA